AACCCACACAAACCCCCGCCCCAACCCTGAAAACCCCGCAGAACGCAACCTCGCCAGCCTCAGCGCCAATCAACAGACAACCAGGAACCCCGCAAAATGAGTGAACTGCAAGGAACTGTCCCCTTGGGCGCGAAGAAACCAACACCACCACCAGTTGACCTACCGAGCATTGACATTGCGGCTGGGTGGCCCGCCAGGCGCATGGGTGGCGCGACGCGGCTACCATGCTGGACGTGCCCGCTGTGTGGGCGTCGCACGGCCCGCGTGGATGCGTTGCGGCATGGTGTGGCCGCGCATCCGGCGACTTTGCCGACACGGATGACGATCACCGATCGGCTGCGGCTCATTCCCGCTTTGGCGCGTGAGGTGGCGTTGACGATGGGTGCCCCGAACCCCACCTCGCGGGCCGAGCCGTGCAAGCGCACCGCCCAGGAGCATCCGCCGCTGCCGATCGACGTGGCCGCCCTGGATGCACTGGCCTGCGACGACGGCCGCGAGGCCGACTCGCTGGTGCCAGTGGTCCGCCTGGTGGAGTGTTCCCGGCGGGTGTGGGAGGCGTTCACCATCGAGCAGCGGGCCGGGTTCCCGCAGCCGGTCGGGGTGTCGTTCGGGTCGGAGTGCGCCTGGCTGGCGTCGGCGTGGCCGGAGGCGCAGTCGGTGCTGGATCCGTCGGTGATCGACTGGATCGATTCGGAGACGCGCGACGTGTGCAGCCAGCTGGCGGCGGTTGCCCGCCTCGCCAACGAGACCCGCTACCGGTGCCCTGACTGTGGGGAGTCGCTGCACTTGGGGGAGGGGGGGTGGATGGTGTGCGAGGCGGGGACGCACATGCATCCCGGCCCGGATCGACTGGTCGCGCAGTGGCGGCGGCGGGCACCCATGTCCACGAACCATCTGGCCGCGGAGTTGCGGATCCCGCCGTCCCGGATCAGAAAGTGGCATGAGCGTGACAAGCTGGCGAAGGTCCGCGAGGAGGGTAGGACGGCGTTCTGGCTGCCGTGGGATGTGGTGCGCTGCCTGTACCCGGACGTGGTTGCGGCGATCGAGGCAGGCGAAGACACGCGGGAGGTGGCGTCGTGACTTGCTGCCAGCCCGCAGGGTGCGCTATCGTGACAGTCGGGACGTTCGCCGTCCCCAAATACCGGGCCCAGCCAGCATGCGCACGGCCGGTCTTGTGTCCCGGCCAGGATTATGTTCCGGGCCGGAGGTGACCTGAAATGCCCCCACTGAACCGCACCCGGCCAAGCCAAATCAAGGCCCTGGAGATGCGCGCCGAAGCGGTCAAGCTCCGCAAAATGGGGTTCGGTTATCCACAGATCGCAGATCGGGTCGGATACAACTCCCGGCAGGCCGCCCATCAGGCTGTCACCACAGCACTCGCCGAGATACGCGAACACACGGCGGAGAGCGCCGACGACCTGCGCACCCTAGAGGCGGAACGGCTCGACCAACTGTGGCAGATCGCCATGACCGAGGCGATCACCAACCGCGACATGCGGGCCATCGACACCGCGCTACGAATCCAGGACCGGCGCGCCAAGCTGTTCGGATTGGACAAGGCCGACGAGCGCATGGCTGCCGCGATCGAAGCGAACGCAGAAGCCAGCATGGCCCAAGCCCGCGTCCTGTTCACCATCATCCAAGCGGCGATGACCCGCGCGAACCTCAGCCCCGACCAGCAGCAGCAAATGTTGACCGCCGTAGTCGGGGAGATCGAAACCAACCTGCAAGTGGCGGAACTTGACCCCGCCCCGGCAGGTCCCGTCTCACCAATGGAGCCAGACGATGACACCGAAATCGACTGACACGAAACCGCCAGGCCCGATCATCGGAACCAGCGACCTGCTCGTCGGCGAACTCAGCCCCTACCACCACAACCCCCGACGCGGCAACATCGACGCTATAGCCGAGTCACTACAGGTCAACGGGCAATACCGGGCCATCGTCGTCAACATCGGCACCCTGACAGGCCGGCCCATGGAAGTCCTCGCAGGGAACCACACCCTCGCCGCAGCGAAACAGCTCGGCTGGAAACACATCACCGCGACCACCGTGGACGTGGACGACCTGGGCGCCGCCCGGATCGTCGCAGCAGACAACCGCACCGCCGACCTCGGTGGATACGACGACGAGGTGCTGTCCAGCCTCCTGTCGGAGATAGCCGACGAGGCGGCCAGCCTGGCCGGCACCGGCTACACCGAAGACGACCTGGCGAATCTGCTCGACCCGGGCGAACCCGAAGACGGCGACGCTGACATTGAGCAGGTCCCCGACCAGTGGGGCGTGGTCGTCGAATGCGACACCGAGCAGCAGCAAACCAGGCTCCTCGCCAAGCTGATGGACGAGGGCTACAACGTGCGAGCTCTCCTATGACCGGGGGCACGCAGGTCGCAAGCATCACCCTGACAACCGAGATCCCCCAGTCCGCCAGAACGGCCCAACTGGCCGGCATGTTCGACTACAACCCGGACGGCAAGCAGACCCTCACATGGCGGCACGAGCTTCCCCTTGAGGCGCAACCGTGGCAGATCGGCCTGATCGTCGGGCCATCCGGTTCCGGGAAGAGCGTCCTGGCGCGGCACATCTGGGGCGATCGGGTGCGGGAAGGCCACGACTGGTCCGACCGTCCGATGATCGAGGACTTCCCTGAGCATCTGTCCATCAAGGACATCACAGCCACCCTGTCGTCAGTCGGGTTCGGAACGGTCCCAGCATGGCTGCGCCCCTACGGTGTTCTGTCGAACGGGGAGAAGTTCCGCGCCGACATGGCGCGCAGCCTCCTCGGCGACGATCAGCCGATCGTGATAGACGAGTTCACCTCGGTCGTGGACCGACAGGTCGCCACCATCGCATCGCACGCGGTCCAGAAGAGCATCCGCCGGACTGATCGCCGGTTCGTGGCCGTCACCTGCCACTACGACGTGGAGAACTGGCTGCAACCCGATTGGGTGTACGACGTGGCCGCGCAAGAGTTCCGCTGGAGGTTGGTTCAACCCCACCCACCAGTCGAACTCGCAATCCACAAGTGCTCTCGCGCCGTCTGGCCCTTGTTTGAGCCGCATCACTATATGAGCGCCGACCTGCACAAAGCGGCCCAGTGTTTCGCCGCCTACCTCAACGGCAGGCCGGTCGCGTTCACCAGCTACCGGCACCTGCCGCACCCGAAGACCCGGGACATCAAGATGGGGCACCGGCTGGTCGTACTGCCGGACCATCAAGGCATCGGCATCGCCAACGCCCTCGAAACGTGGCTGGGTGAGTACCTGCACGCGCGGGGCTACCGATATCGGAACGTGGTCGCCCACCCAGGGATGATCCAGCTCTACTCGGCCAGCCGCAGATGGCGGAACGCTGGCCCGCAAACCAGGCCCGGCGTCATCACCACCACCACCACCACGATGGCCGCCGGGAACCGTTCAACAAGGCGGCTCGCCGTCAGATCGTTCGAGTACGTCCCGCTACCGAAGGAGGCTGCCGATGCGTACCTACGTGGCGGCCAAGATCCATGATCTGACCGTCACCGATGCGCACCTGCGCTACATCGGATCGGTCACCATCGACGCCGAGCTGTTGGGCGCGGCCGGGATCGACCCCTACGAGCAGGTCGATATCGTCAACCTGAACAACGGGGCCCGCTGGACTACCTACGCACTGCCCGGCGATCCGGGCGTGTTCACCCTCAACGGCGGCGGCGCTCGCCTCGGGGAACCCGGTGATCGCTGCGTGATCATGACCTACCAACAGGCCCCCGAGTTCCCGGGCGCTCGCGCAGTCTTCTGTGACGAGCGGAACCGGATCGTCCGCCAGTTGAACTACCCGCTCGATCCGGAGAGCATCCGTGCGCGTACTTGAGCTTGGCTCCTACGTGGCACCCGCCTATGCGGGCATGATTCTCGCCGAGCAGGGCCATGGGGTGACCAAGTGGACGACCACCGACCCGATCCACGAACTGCGCCACGGCGACCAACTGTGGGACTGGATCAATCACGGCAAGACTCTCATTGCCAGGCACGCCAGCGAGGTCACTCAGTTACAACCCGGCATGTTTGACGCGATCATCGACAACGCCCGAGCTGCGACATGGGAGCGTTGGGGGGTTGACCCGGCAGTAGAAGCCGACAGGTTGGGCGCGACATGGGTTTCACTCCGCGCCGACGACGACGGACGATCCTTCGACGTGATCGCCCAGGCTCGCGCGTGGGGTGACATCGCGCCGATAGTGCCGTTCTACCTTGGGGACACCGCCGCCGGACTCTGGCTGGCGTTCAAGGCGCTAGCCGCCTCTACTGGCCATCACGTCATCCGGCAGGGTGCGGCCCTCGCGAAGCTGGTTGAGGGCGAACTGGTCGTGGATCGGCCTGCCGGTCGGTATCCGTGGGATGAAGGCAATTACGGTGTCACCCCTGACGGGGTTGCGGTGGTTGAATTCCGCGGCGAACGGATCGAAGAGCCGCCGCGTGCCGCCGCCTGGCGAAGGGTTCACCTCATGCACAGTGGTGGCCGTTTCACCATCTAGGGAGGGCTGCGACTATGGCCCTAAACATCTCGGACTGCCGGGACGAACTCAACGCTCTCCGCGACCTGATCAGGACCGTCTCGGCGACACCAAGCCCGCTAGCGATGGAGCTTAAGCTCCACCCGAAATACATCGAGACCCCGGCACTGAGACTCATCTCCGACGCGCTGCACGAGGCGATCAACAAACCGGACGGGCGGCTGATCCTGTCGGTGCCACCACAAGAGGGCAAGACCGAGCTGGTGCGGGCCGCGATCGTGAAGGCGCTCCGCGACCAGCCGGACCTGCGCGTCATTCTCGGCTCCTACAATCAGTCCATCGCCTCCCACGGCGGCGCCGCGATCAAGAACCTGATCGAGGCAAACCCGGACCTCGGTCTACGCATCGCCGGGGATACCCGCGCGAAAGCCGAGTGGAAGATCGCCGGGCATAATGGCGGCCTTGTCGCACGCGGCCGCGGCTCCGGTGTCGCCGGACGAGCCGCTGACTGTGTGCGTGGAGACATGCATATAGTCTGTGAGTATGGACGACTCACCGCAGCAGACGCTTTCTCCCGAGGAATCACGCGCATTCTGGCCTACGATCACACTGCCGGCAGAACTGTCTGGCGCAACGTGGAGGCCGCTCGACGCATCGACAGCCGCCCAACTCTTGAAATCACCACGGAAGCCGGACGAGTACTCGTCTGCACACCCGATCATCGCGTCCATACGGGCCGTGGCTACGTGCCCGCCGGGGACCTCCGGCGCGGCGATACGCTCGTGGCGGTCATGGATGCTGACCGAGTGCCGATGCGGGACTATCTATCCGCGACAGCAAGCGGCCCTACGGAAAGCGATCACCCGCAAGCGTTCTCTCTACTGCACGCCCCGCTGCAGGAGACCATCAGTCTGCTGATGGAGTCTCTCGCCGACGTGGAGCGGATCATGCGCCGCGACGTGCTCCAAGACTTGCGAGCAGACCCGGCGAGCTCGGTCACACCGGAAGATGCTCTGCCCCGAGTGTGGGACCGAGTTTCGGCCCAAGTCGCACCGAACGCAGTTCTGCGGGAAAACGTGCGCCGATCTGGCGCACTCGCGCCGGATGATCGGGAAGGGAAACTCGCACTTCAAGACGGGCACGAGCTACGCCAAATGGTTCCGGTCGATGCGACCCATGATCCTGGAGCGGGACGGCAGGGTCTGCGCGGTCTGCCAGCAGGCTCCGACGACGAGCTACGTCCGCAACGGCGCGACCGTGAAGCGGTCGGGGCTGGTGGTTCACCACATCAACGAACTGCCGTGGGACAACCGTGCGGAGAACCTGATCACGCTCTGCCACGACTGCCACATGACGCACCACAAGTCACGAGTGACACCGTTCGACTGGTTCGGGCAAGCAGCGACGGACCGGTCGCGGTCTATGACTTCCAAGTGGAAGGCACGAGTAACTTCTTTGCGGGAGGCGTACTCGTCCACAACTGCCTGATCATCGACGACCCGTTCAAGGAAGGCGAAGCCCAGTCGGAGACGATCCGCGAAGAGGCTTGGACTTGGTATCGGGAAGGTCTCGCGACCCGCCTGTCGCCGGGTGCATCCGTGATCCTGATCATGACCCGCTGGCACGCCGATGATCTGGTCGGCCGTCTGATCGAGCAGGACGCTCACGCCGGCTGGACCGTCCTGAACATTTCGGCCCAGTGCGACAATCCGGACACTGACCCGCTCGGCCGCGCATACGGCGAATTTCTGCTGTCCGCCCGCGGCCGCACCCGTGAGCAGTGGGAGCAGCGGAAACTCACCGCCGGGTCGCAAACCTGGAACGCTCTCTATCAGGGCCGGCCGTCCCCAGCTGAGGGTGGGCTGGTCAAGCGCGATTGGTGGCAGCGGTACGCGACCCCGCTGTGGGAGGAGCACCCGGACGGCACCTGCTGGGCGACCGGGTTCGATGAGCTGATCATGTCCGCCGACCTGACATTCAAGGGTTCCGCCAGCTCCGACCGGGTGGCGATCGGTGTGTGGGGCCGCCGTGGCGCGCACGCCTACCTGCTCGATCTCACGGTTGGGCGGATGGAGTTCGTGCCCACGGTCGCCGCGTTCACCGCGATGGCCGCGAAGTGGCCGCAGGCCACCTTGAAGCTGGTCGAGGACAAGGCGAACGGCCCGGCGCTGATGTCGATGCTCGCGAAACGCATCCCCGGTATCGTGCCGTACGATCCGGGCCGGATCGGGAAGGTGCAGCGCCTACTGGCGGTAGCCCCGCTGATCGAGGCCGGGAATGTGCACATCCCGATCGACTCGCTCGCCTCATGGGCTGATGAGTACATCGAGGAGCACGCCGGGTTCCCGAACGCCGCACACGACGACTTGGTGGATATGACCAGTCAAGCTCTTGACCGGTTGCTGGTTCGCCCGCTGTCGCAGTTGGGCACCACGGTCATCGACGTGGACGACTATGACGATTGGCGGATCGGATACTGACCTGCCGTCCAACGCATCGAAGCATCCCCTGTACCCCGCCCGGGCTTGGGTTGATCACGCCGCCACAGGGGTGCGGCGAGTGCTGCATCCCCAAGTCCGGGCGGTAACCATTCGATCTTGCGAGGCGGCGTCAACGCGGGCCGGGAAAACCTTGTTCATGCTGGCAACCCCGCGAAGGCGCCTCAGGCGGTTTTCGACCCCGGCTTCTTTCGCCGCCGACAGTCCCCCAGTCGAGGACACAACGACGACCTGCGCCGCCTCGCGTACCCCACACCCCCATGAAGGGACGGTGACCAGCCCCCATGGCCGACGGCACCCAAGCGGAGACCCTCGCCGCCTACGAGGAGACCATCAGTCTGCTGATGGAGTCTCTCGCCGACGTGGAGCGGATCATGCGCCGCGACGACACCGGCTGGGATGTCGTCGGCTCCGACGCGAAAGGTTTCACCGCCCGCTTCCGGCGGGAGATGGCTGAGCGCGCCGAGATCGCGGCTACCGCCGATCCGCTCATCAAGCGGGGCGTGAACCTGCGTGCCGCCTACATCTGGGGTGCCGGGGTGCAGATCAGTGTCCGCGACCAGCCCGACCAGGGGCAGGACGTGAATGCCGTCGTGCAGGCATTCCTGGACGACCCGCGCAACCAGGCGACCTTCTCCACTGTCACCGCGAAAACGAAACTGGAACGCCGGTTGGCGACATGCGGGGAGGTGTTCGCGTGCCTCCCGACCGACCCGTACACGGGCCGCGTCCGGCTGCGGGCACTTCCGCAGGACCAGATTGTGGAGATCGTGACCGACCCGGAGGACGCCGACACCACATGGTTCTACCTCCGCGACTACACCGTGGCCGCCGACCAGCGACACATCGCCTACCCCGACATCACCTATTCGCCGGTCTCGAAACCTGACCGGCTGGACTACGGCGGCACCACCTACGAGGTGCGTTGGGACGCCCCGGTACGGGCGATCCTCGTCAACGAAATCCGGGGCCGCGGCGTGGGTGACGTGTTCGCCGCACTCCCGTGGGCGCAGTCGTACAAGCGGTTCCTGGAGTCGTGGGCGAAACTCACCGAGTCGCTGTCCCGGTTTGCGTGGCGCTACTCCACGCGCGGCGACAAGACCGCCGCGGCAGCCGCCCAAATCCAGGGTGCGCTCGGCTCGGGCGACACCGCCGGGCTGGGCGTCTCCCTCGACCCGAACAGCCGGCTGGAGGCGATCAGCAAGTCGGGCGCCACCATCAACTCCGAGTCCGGCCGGCCGCTGGCCGCCATGGCCGGCGCCGGGCTCGACCTGCCCGTCACCACCCTTCTCGGCGACCCCGGCGTGACCGGTGCCCGCGCGGTCGCATCCGACATCACCGAATCGTCGTGGGCGCTGTTCGACCTGCGCCGCGACATGTGGCGGTCCGTGATCCGCGACATCTGCGGCTATGTCATCGATCAGGCCGTCATCGCACCAGCCGGGCCGCTGAACGGCACCGTCGTCCGCAACGGCGACCGGGTGACGGCCGAACTGCCCGCCGAGGACGGCCGCACCATTGTGGTCGACTTCCCGGAGCGTGACGACACCGACCTGCTCGACAAGGTGAAGGCTATCCAGATCGCCGACCAGTCCGAGACGATCCCGCGCCTGGTTGTGGCCCGCCTGCTGCTGAAGGCCTTGCGGGTGGATCACGCCGACGAGGTGCTGGACCAGATCACCGACGACCACGGAAACTTCATCCCACTCGACCTGATCGACGCGGCCGTCCGGCAGGCGGTCGCCGACCGTGGCGGAGTCGACCTGTGACGATCAACGCCGACGCGAAGGCCGCCGACGCCGCCGCTGCTGCGACAACCTCGCAGATCGTCGATGACACGACTCGCGCGATGGCCCGGGCGTGGGCATCCGCGTGGGACGAGGTCATCGGAGAATGGGACGCCGCCCTGCGTGATCTTGTTGCGATGAGCGAGGAAGGCAGTTGGCCGTCGCGGCGGGAAATTTTGCGGGCGCAACGCGCAAAACGTGCCGTCGAGCTCACCGCCGAGAAGCTGGACCAGGTCGCCCGGGACTCCGGACTGATCATCACCCGCGACCTGCCGACCCTGACCGGACACGGTATCGAGGCGCAGGCCCAGATGGTACTGGCGCAACTCCCCGCCTCCATGACGGCCTCCTGGACGCGGATCGACATGCGCGCAGTTGAGTGGATCATCCAACGCTCAACCAGGCAGATCGAATCGTTGCTGAACCCGCTGCCCGCCACCCAGCAGGCCGTGATGAAGCAGGTCCTCATCCGCGGCGTCACCGTGGGCGACAACCCGCTGGATGCCGCCGAGATCATGCTGGACCGGCTGGGGGGCGCCTTCAACGGCGGCCTCGCCCGGGCGGAGACGATCGCCCGCACCGAGATGCTGGACGCCATGCGGCATGCCGCGCGCGAGTCGTGGCGCGCCAACCCCGATGTGGTGAAGGCGTGGCGTTGGACGTGCACCCTGTCGAGCCGCACATGCCCCGCATGCCTGGCGATGGACGGCCAGCTGTTCCCCATCTCGGAGGACGGCCCGATTGGGCACCAGAACTGCCGCTGCCGCGCGACACCCGTCACGGCCACCTGGAAGGAACTCGGCTTCGACGACATCCCCGAACCGCAGTTCCGGGACAAGACCGGCCGGGAATGGTACGACACCCAATCCGAGAAGACGCAGCGCCGCATCATGGGCGACGACCGCTACGCGGCGCTCCAATCCGGCGCGATCACCTGGGATGACATTCCCCGGGTTCGCCACTCCGACGGATGGCGCGACTCGATCGGCGTTGCACCACTTCCGAAGGGCTGGGCCGCGTAGCCCACCTTGCGCCGCCCAGCGGCGGGCCGATCGTCAACGCGCCGCACACCTCGCACACCAGTTCCTCGACAGTCCCGACGCCGTCGCATGCGGCGCCCACCCAACGCCACCGGTGTGCACGATCCACCGACCCAGCCTAAGATACGGAGACGGCACACATGGCCACCCTGATACGCGAGGCGATCAGCCAGCCGACAACACCCACCGGCGCCCCCGGCCGGTTCCTCATCCAGCTCATCGACGCAGGCGAGGGCTCCAGCGGCTACTACTCCCCCGCCGTGCTCGAACAGGCCGCCAAAGACAAGATCTTCCCCGCCGGAACCCACATGTACATCGATCATGCAGCGGCGATCCGGCGCGGCATCAACGGGGAGCGATCCGTCCGCGACCTGGCGGCAACCCTCACGGAGGATGCCCGCTACGATCCGGCCCGGCAGGCGCTCGTAGCGGAGGTTCTCGCATTCTCCGGCTACGCCCAGATGCTCACCGAAATGCGGGACGCGATCGGCACCAGCATCAGCGCATGGGCCGAGACTGGCAAGCCACGCGAGGGGTCGAAGACGCCGACCATTGTCCGGCTGACGGCCGCCGAATCGGTCGACTTCGTGGTCGCCGCGGGCCGGGGCGGGAAAATCCTTGCCGTTCTCGAATCGGCGGCGGTCGCAGCCGAGGTTCGCGCCAGCGAGCGCGGCGCGCAACTCGACCAGGCCGTCCGGGACGCGCACGGCGTCGACACCGACACGTGGGTCGGGGTTGCCGACCATGACCCCGAGGCGGGCCTCGTCTGGTTCTGGATCGGCGACGACATGTACCAACAGACCTACGTGCTGTCCGACGACGGCACAACGGCCCACCTGACCGGCACCGCGATCCGCGTGCGGGCCGTCACCCAATACGTCCCCGTCGATCCGGTCGGGGCGATCGAAACCGCGAAGGAGGGCTCCATGCCCGAGATCACCCAAGAACGCCTCGACGCACTAGTCGAGGCCGAGAAGCGGGCGGGCACGCTGGAAGCCGAGCATGCCGCCCTCACTGAGCGAGCCGAGAAGGCGGAGGCCGCGCTGGCCGAGGCCGAGAAGGCGAAGCTGGCCGCCACCAACGAGCAGCGGATCGCTGCCGCCACCGAGGGGCTGCCCACCCAGATGACCGCCCGCATCCGCGCACAGTTCGCTGACCGCACCGACGAGGTGACCGAAGCCGAACTGGCTGAGGCGGTCACCGCCGAGAAAACCTATCTGGCCTCCGTCACCGAATCCCGCCTGACCGGGTTCGGCGTCACCCAGACCGCTGAGGCCGCCGCGCCGAAGCGCACCCGCAACGCTTTCGGCCGCGAGATCAAGGAGAACTGACATGGCCCGAAACATCACCTACAAGCCCGGCGACCATATTTCGGCGCCCGTCCCGGCAGGCACCAAGTCGGGGCAGCCGCTCCACATCGGGGGGCTGAACGCGATCGCGGTGACCGACCGCGCCAAGACCGACGTGGCCGCGCTCAACACTGACGGCACCCGCAACGCCGCCTACAACTGGGGCGGCGGGAACCCGAACGGGTACGCATCCATCTGGCTGGAGGGCGCCGCCGAGGTCGAGGTCACCGCGACCGACGCGCCCGATTTCGGCGCGGCCATCTACATCGATTCGGTCGGCGCCCTGACCGCCACCGCGACCAACAACACCCTGTGGGGCCACTGCATCGATTCCAATCCGACCGACAATGGCGATGGCACCTTCAATACCATCGTCCGTATCAACAACTGAGCCCCAAGGAGGCTGATATGACCATCACCATCGAGCGGGGCACCCAGGGCACCGCAACCGAATCCGAGTTCGCGGGCACCGTCTCACCGCGCCGTTACAAGGTCGACGAGACGCTTGCCGCGCAGGCCAGCGAAGCGTTGGAGGCCGCCTTCACCGGCAACACCTTCGAGGCCATGCAACTCGCCGCCCTGTTCGGCGGGCAGGCCAAACTGTCGGAGGCGTTCAGCACCAGCGACTTCAAGCTGGCCGTCTTCAAGGAACTCGACACCGAGATGCTGGCGCAGTACACCGAACTGCCCTCGGCGTGGACCTCGTACTGCGACCAGACGCTGGTGTCCGACTTCCGCCCGAAGCGGCTCGGGTCGCGCTACTCCAACACTGTGGGCCTGCCCGTGGTGCCCGAGTTGAAAGAGTACCCGGACGGCGGGGATTACGACGCCGAGTACCACGCGATCACCGTCGCCAAGCACGGCCGGCGCCGCGCCCTGTCGTGGGAGGCGTGGATCAACAATGAGGCAGTCGATGAGCTGCAGAACATCCCGGCCGATCTGGCACGGCAGGCCCGCGAAACCGAGACGATCAACGCGCTCGGCAATCTGCTGAAGATCAACCCGGTCACGCTGACCGCCAGCGACGTGAACACCGATTTCTTCAAGTCAGCCAACGGCAACGCGCCGGCCAGCGCGCCGCTGACCCGCGCCAACCTGAAGACGGTGCTGGACGGCATGGCGACCAAGAAGGACCCGAACTCGAAGCGGATCGTCGCCCGCCCGGATGTGGTAGTGGTGGTCCCGAAGTCGCTGGAAGCAACCATCGCCAGCATCGTCCGACCGACCGTGGTGCGCACCACCATCGACGGGGTGGAGGTTGAGGAGGTCAACGAGTTCGGTTCGTTGTCCTACGTGGTTGAGCCGATGCTCGATTACTTGAACACCCACGCGAAGGCGGCTACCACCTGGTTCGTCGTCCCGAAGCCGGGCAGCAACCGGCCGGCGCTGTGGACCGCGAAGCTGCGTGGGCACGAGGCCCCCGATCTGCGGGTGAAGGCCGACCAGGGCAGCACCATCGGCGGCGGCGCGATCAGCTACACCGGCGGATCGTTCGAGATCGACGACATCCAGTGGCGTGTCCGTCACGTCGTCGGGCGGCAGACCGCCGACCCGCTGTTCACCTACGCCTCCTACGGCTCCTGAGACGCGAGAGGGGGCCGGATGGTGTACTTGAACGAGCTGGTTGATCCTGACGACATCGCATACGTCCGGCTCCTGATCGGGGATGCTGCCACCGAACCGCTCCTGAGCGACCTTGAACTGGACGCGTTGGTCCGTCGCGCCGGCGGAAGCCTCCTCTATGCCGCTGCCGACGCGCTGGACGCGATCGCCGCCAGTGAGGCGCTGGTCAGCAAGAAGATCACCACCCAGGATCTGTCCACGGACGGGCCTGCCGTCGCCGCGGAACTGCGCAAGCAGGCGGCCGGGCTCCGCGCCCGCGCCGACCAGCAGTCCGCGAAGATCAACGAGGAGGCGTGGGGGTTGGCGATCTTCAACCCGAATCGGCGGCCCGCCAAACCGGAACTGACCGAATGGCCCCACCCGTGAGGACGCAGGTCATCCCGGACGGCTGGGCGGAGCATCACCGGCCCGTCGTCGCCGGATTCTTCGCAGGCACCGTCCTGCTGGAACGGAAGGGCGCCCCGACGGTCGA